TGATTAGTACCCCAATCTCATTCATCGTCATTTCAGTGACATTAGTGCCGTTGACGTGCGTGATGATCTGCCCCACCTTTATCTTGTTTTCTTCGGCTTGACGGCCTTCATCGACTGCCATGATAACAGCACCCTTGCCAGTGGTTGTGTTCTTCATCAACTTCATGCCAAGGGGCCGTCCATTTTCCGTGGATAATTGAATGGTATTGTTTTCCTTTTTTCCTTTCTTTTTTTTTTCTTTTTTTTTGTCAGCAATAATAAACCTGAATGCTTTTTTTTTTAGTGTTGTTTTGTTGAGATTGGATATATATTCCGCCTTTTTTTGAGTGACATCAGTGTCGTTGATGTGTGTGATGACCTGCCCATCCCGTATCCCTTTTTTATAGGCGGGGCCTTCCCTTTTAACATCTTTGATAACAACACCATTGCCATCAGTTTTCTTTTCAAATTTGAATCCAATATTCCCATCTGTCACTTCGTACTCAGGGAGTATATATGTCATTTTAGTTTTAGAATTTGATGGTATTATGGTGTCGGTAAAGGACCCATCTTCAATGATTTGAATTATATGAAATGGGTCATGATAAGTCTCCGCCATGTCTGCCACAATGTAGTTCTCGCCGTTTGACGAATTCCTATAATTTATCCTATAGGTCTTATCACCCGAACCAAAATTTATTACAAGTGCGTATGGGTGAGGCGACTCCTTAGAAACTACGCTATGTCTTATAAAAAAGGTATTCTTAATTAGTGGTATCTTTGCATACGTCGGATGTATTTTCATCTTTAATTCGTTACAATTATTAGAATCGATCGCATCAAAATTCCTATCTCGTTCAAACCTATTACATCGCTCTCTCACGCTCTCGCCGGGACGCACTGTATATTTTTCCTTACTCTGGTGTTTTATTTTTTTCACGGAGATCGAACTATTTTGTTTTTTTGCGTCGCGCTCCATTATGTTAATCCTTTCAAGTAAAGGAGATATTTCTTCCGCACATTGACTTACGGGTTTTTTATCCATTTTACCCATTAAGTTTATAACCTTATTAACAGCAGATTTAATATCTTCCGTTAGAGTGTCTGTCTCATCCGAATAAATATGTTTTGTTTTACCAAATGCTTCAGAGTCCCTATCTTTTACAGTATTTATTATATACTCCGTGAAAACTTTCGTCAGATTATCTTCAGCAACGTTCGCTAATACACTATTAGAAGTCCCGTACTCCCAATTACCAATTCCGACATTGGTTTTCCACCATTTCATATTATATCCATTATTACGATTAAACTTATATATTTGTAGTATCTCTTCCCCTTCTTTTATTTCGTTTTCTGTATCTTCCTTAAATTTCCCCCCCTCTTTCCGTCTGTCCTTGACATCTTCTCTTAAAATATGATATAATTTTTTAAAATAATCGACATTATAAATGTTACAGTGATTATCTCCCGAGCCATCACACGGTTTTATCAATTTTTTTTCTTCCTCTTTCATCCTGTCACTGATTTCTTTAGCTTTGGCGGCGGCTTTCGTCATCTTTTTACCATCGCTCCCGTACGGCTTTTTATATTGATTTTCGCTACAATTGCCAAGGAACGCCCGGTTCGTCTTATCTCTGAGATTCATATAACATTTTGGAGAGCTATTACATAGTTGATATTTTAAATTTAATTTATCATTTTCACGCAGTACAGTACTTTTTTTATTATTACTTTCTTTCCCCATTTTTTTTATTGTTTCTGCCCCATCCTCCCTATCCTTCTTCGTCCATGATAATATATCACATGCCGGTGTACATCCTTTTCTTTCGTCTTTGTTCCTAGACCCACAAAGGCCTCTTTGAAGTTCGCTACCATCATATACTATTCTATCCTTATCGATGCATCTTTCGTTATTTTTCAAACCCTGCTTCGTACAATGCTCCTTGCATGTTCTATCAGCACAATTATCTTCAATATAATCTTGGTATGCTTCCTCCTTCTCCTTTCCTTCTCCCTTGTACATTTTTCCGTATTTGCTCTTCATAGGACCTTTAAAATATCGTCGTTGGCCTTTGAAGATCTTCCAGCCACTCCTTTTCACTTTTTTTCCCCCTTCTTGTATGTTTTTTTTTTGTGTTTTTAATTTCATTATATATATATAGAAGAAAAAAATCTTGCTAAATTATATATGCGTTCAAATAAATTAAAAATGACAAAAAGATTTAAATCTAAACGAGGTGGTTCTTCAAAGCCACCCCCCTGTAAAGGAAGAAAGAAAACTGTTGGCCAACATAAATGTGAAGATTCTTCTGGGTGTAAATGGATACCTAAAAAAGGAAAGGTTAACGGTCATTGCGCAACCCGTACACAATCAAGTAATTCAAAAAAATCAGTCAAAGCAAAAAAAAATTCTGTAAATGGTAAGCCAGCAATGCCTGAAGGGCCATATTATGATCCATCACACTATAAACCATTAACAGCTAGTGAAAGAAAAGCATATCATCAGAAAGAAAGAAATGATTGGGAAAAGAAACATCCAATCCATACTAATTCAAAAAAATCAGTCAAAGCAAAAAAAAATTCTGTAAATGGTAAGCCACCAATGCCTGAAGGACCATATTATGATCCATCACACTATAAACCATTAACAACGAGTGAAAGAAAAGATTATCAAAATGAACTTAGACTACAGTGGAATGCTAATCATCCTTTGCCAAAGGAGGGGGTCAAATTAACGGATGATGAAAAAAATACAATAACAGAAATGGATTTTTACAAAACAAGCAAAGAACAAACCAAAATAGATAAATTCTTAGGTAATTTTGAATATAAACCACAAGAGGATCCAGAATATGAAGAATGGATGGATGATTATGATGAGATGAGTGATGTATTTATTCAAGCAGCATATGAAGTTATGGCAAAATTCGTAAAATGAAATAATTAATAGTGAAAGATATTAGGTGATTACTCTAATTAAGTTTACATATTACTATAAATCAAAACATCAATAATAGTATCATTTATATTTTTGGTTGATAAAGGTAATGACCAATAGTTATTGTAATGGTCATTTGATTTGTATAATATAATATTTCGTTTTTCTAGATCTGCTTCAATTTTATGTTTATTTTTACCACCTTTTAATAATAAATAATGTGTTTCTGATGGAAAATATGGAATTTTGTTTTCCTTAAGATGTTTGATAAATTCCTTTTTATCTTTAATCATTTGTTTCTTTATAGTATTGTAATATACATCTTTATATAATTCTAAAGCAATTTTTTCATTAAAATGATCAATTTGATTAATAATGGTATTTTCCTTAATAAATGTTGCTATAGATTTATTTGCTAAAATATACGTTAATTCTAAATTTTCGACAGAATAATAATTATTAAAGGATCTTAGTGTAATTATATTTTTGTGTTTAATATAATGTTTACCATTTAATGGATTTTTATTATCTGAAAATTCAAAAAAGCGTTGATCTAAAAGTATTATAATATTTTCAGGAACTTCCTTTATAAAAGCATCAAAATCGTCTTTTTTAATACTCTGTCCTGAAATAATATTTGGACTGCTTAAATAAATAAGTTTAGTTTTTGTATTAATATATTTAAGAATAAGATTAAAATCTGGAATTAATTTTTTAGAGTATTCTTTTAGAACTGAATATTTAATTTCTATTTTTTGTTCTAATGCTACTAATTTTAATATAGACCAAATAGGATTAACAACTATAATATTTTGATATTTTGGAACAAATATATCAATTAGTTTTTTGACACAATCATATTCAGTCTTAAAGAATACAATATTATTTTTTTTAATATTTAGATTTTTAGCGATGACCGAATCTAATATAGGTGAATATTTTGCTTCATTATTAACAGTATTAAGTAAATTTCCATTCATTATTTTTTTTATTGATGGAGACATTTCATGTGGATTTTGTTTAACTAAATATACTTTATTTTTAGATTTAGTGAAAGTATTAAATTTGTAGTTTTTGTATGTATTATTTAGTTTCATTTGGTGTGATGGAATAATTTTAGATAATTCTATATTAGATTTAAATGATTCGCTGGATATAATTTTTCCAGATATTTCATGAAATGGTGCTTTTATGGCGTATAAAAATAATGGAGTAAACTTATCCATGTTAATATCGAACATTTGACCGAAATATTTTTTATAAAATGTGCCTTCTGTATTAAAATTTAATAATTTATTTTTAGACGTATTATAATTTTCATCAATTCTTATAGTAGTAACCGCTATTTTATTTGAATATAGTTCATCAGCAAGTAAATTACTATATTTTTCAATCATATTTTTTGTTAATATTTCGCTACCAGATTCAAGATTAGTATTACTTGCTTTAGAAGATTGTGAACTGATATTGATGATACGTCCTTTTATTTTTTTATTTTTCATATTGTAAGCTATTTTTTGTGTCAAAATAATATTTCCATTAATATTAACAGACATTTCATCTTCCCAATCAGATGGATTTTTTGAAATTAAAAATCGCGATCCTTTATTAATAATCGCATTATTAATTAATATATCAATAGTATTAATATGTTGTTTTATAGCATCATACATTTTAGTACCTCCATTTTTAATTGATAAGTCAACCCATACACCATAAACATTATCATTATATTTTTTTAATTCATTCACAATTTTAATAACCTTTTGCTTTTTTTTTCCACATATAACTAAAAAAGGCTTGTATTTATTAACCATTTTAGCAACTTCATAACCTATACCACTTGTACCACCAGTGATAACAATTTTATTATTATATAAAAACTTTTTTGATGGATCATTGTATTCAGAATCTTTTATTTGAATAAATTTTGTTGGTTTATCTTTATTTATAATTTTATCTAATTTAGTATTTAAATTGCGTATTACTTTAATTTGAAAATTTTCTTTAGAAATATATTTATAATAATAGTATAAAAATAGTAAAATAATAATAATTACAATCATTAATATAATTAAACTAAAAAAAATATATAGTTTAATTATATATGAATATTGAAAGATTTGCCGGAATATATGAAGGTTTCCAATCTATGGGATCAACCACACTTAGTGGTGAAGAAGCAGCCGCTCAAGAAACTGAAGTAATTCAGAATGCCTTTAGTGATATTGAATTATTGATTTCTAAAGATGGGAGTATTATGTTTAATTTCAAAGTTAGAGAAGAAATTATACCAATGAGATTAGAACCTTTTAAAAGTGATCAATATTGGAAACAAGATTCAGAGTCTAATTTCAAAATAGTAAATATATTAAATAAAAAAGGAGAGTCTGTAAATCCAGAAGATATTGCACCAGAAGATATAGAGACATTAAAATGTAGAGTCAAAAAATGTAATATTGAAGCATCGTGTAACGAAAATAGTGATTGTAGTGAATCTAAATTTGGCTCATGTGAATTAAGTATTGGTCCAATATGTTGTGGTGATGATTTTTACGACTATAAATTATTCTTAGGTAGTGGTTTTGTATCTAATACAACGTCAACTGTTGATAAAGAAGAAGTAGTTACAAAATTAGTTGAAGAAATTAATGGAAGTTCAACATCATCTGGATCTGAGGAGACTAGCGTAACAACAACTGCTATGGGCGACGAGGAAGAAGAAGAGGAAGAGGAAGAGGAAGAGGAAGAGGAAGAGGAAGAGGAAGAGGAAGAAGAGGAAGAATCAACCGAAAATTTTTCAAATATGGAAAACTTTGTAGGTAATAGTAATAATGTATTTCAAAAAATGGATATGAAATTATTACTAAAGGCACTATTATTTTCATGCTTATTTTATCTATTAGCCCATCACGATACACGAGGTGTTATTATTAACATAATAAGTATTCGAAAATCCCACTATTTATATTTAGGAACTGTTTTATTTTTTGTAGGTTATTTAATACTGAATGTAATTGTTTAATTAAAAATATAATTTAATATTAATGAGCGATATAAAAATAGCATCTTCATTAAAAGAAAATGAAACATATAGAATAAAATCGTATACAATGTTATTTGTTATAATATTACTTGTAATCGGATGTTTATTAATGGTTGGAAAATTAGGTCCAGATTTTTTTGCTATTATTTTATTCTTATTCATAATGATGATACCATTAATTTTGATATTTAAGGATAAGTTAAGAGATGTATTGCCAGATATAATATCTGATAATTTATTTGAGGTTGATCATTCAACTGAAACAAAAAAGATAGAATATAATTTATCAAAAATGATGACACAAATAGGATTGTACATTACAATTTTTATATTATTTATAGGTTCTGGATTTTTTTTATCAAGTGGTAATAAAATAATTTCAGATGAAAAAGTTAAAGCAGCAACAGTAAATGTAAAAGATTTAAAAAATCCATTTACAGATGACTATATGACAAAAGAATATCCAAAATCAATTTATAAAATATTAGGATCATTATTTTTTATTACAGTATCTGGAATAATTATATTGGAATTAGATAATATTTAATTTTAATTTTAAACATTATTTTTAATATTTAAAGAATTTAATTGTATATTAGTCATAAAAATGACTAATATTATTGAAATTAAAACTGTTCAATCTGCAGCATTTAGAGTTTTAATAGAAGCATTAAAAGAAATATTAACAGATGCTAATTTTGAATTTGATGAAACTGGAATAAAAGTAATCGCAATGGATTCATCTCATACAGTATTAGTTCATTTAAAGCTGAAAAATGATAATTTTGAGCATTTTGTATGTAAAAAAAAACGTATTTTAGGAATAAATATGTTGAATATGTTTAAATTAATTAAAACAATGGGAAATAATGATTCATTAACATTGTATTTAGAAGAAGAAAATGAAAGTGTATTATGTATTAAAATAGAAAATAGTGAAAAAAATACAATTACAAATTACAAATTGAATTTAATGGATTTACATGAAGATAATATTCAAATTCCGGCAGTAACATTTGATTCTGTAATTACAATGCCATCAGTAGATTTTCAGAAAATATGTAGAGATATGCATAATTTAGCAGATAATATTGAAATAAAAAGTTTAGAAAATCAATTAATATTCAATTGTAAAGGACATTTTGCGAGTCAAGAAACATGTATTGGGGAAGCAAATACTGGTATAACATTTTTAAAAAATCACAATCCAGATGAAATTGTACAAGGTATATTTGCTTTGAAACATTTAGTACTATTCAGTAAATGTACTAATCTATGTAATACTATTGAATTATTTTTGAAAAATGATTATCCATTAATTATAAAATATACAGTGGCATCGTTAGGTGAAATTAAATTATGTTTAGCACCAAAGGTAGATAATGAATAATTATAAACTATGTGCTTTAAAAATTATTCCTTCATATGGTATATTTTTTATTTTTTTCAGTTTTTTAATATCATTATTATTATTTTTTGTCCAAATTTTTATAATACAAAAATTTTTTTTTGGACTGATAGATATACCATTTATATCTTCATCCGAAATTTGTTCATTAATCAAATAAATAGAAATAGTTGTCCAAATATCATATAAGTTTCCCTTTTGTAATTTAATGGACCATGACCCACCTTTAATATTATCTTTATGTTCCCATAATGGATCAATATTATTTTTCATTAAAAATAACATCGAATTTTCTACAATTTTATTATTTAAGAAATTATATGATTTCCAAAAATCAATTATGGTATTTATAGATGAAACCTTTTTATAACTATTTAATTTCCAATTATTGTCTAATGGATCATGAAACCATAAGTTCCATGTATTATTTAATGTATCCATTTATATATATTATCATTTATAATTTTAAGTATTAAATTTTTTTATTAAATTTATTTTTCTATTTTAATAGTTCCAGATTTATTTATAGTTAATAATAATTTATTAGATTTGTATACTGATACATTTTGTAATATAATATTGTATGTAAACTCAACAGAATTATCATATTTTTTACTAAATTTATTATTTAATATAGATAACCATATTTGTTTGTTATTATTATCCAAATGTAAAATAGTATTTGGCTTTAAAAAACTATTTAATTCATTTGTTATTTCATGTTCTATTAGTGTATTTTTGAAAGATACGATAATAGATGCCATAATAATATCATTATTCAATTTAGGTTCAATAATAATTCTTTTATGTTGATTATTTAGTATTATATTAAGAATTATTAAATCAGTGTTAGTTACTGTATTCAAATCGTATTTTTTAATTGTATTATTTTGAATTTTTTCAATATAAATATTATTTTTAGTTTGAATAGACATTAATTTATCATAATAAAATAAACTATTATATATAATTTTATTTTTTTGACTGTATACAATTAAACTAACTATAGAACCTACAAAATAATAAAACATTAAAAAAAGTATATATATAAATTTTTAAGTATTTTGAAAAATTGAATAAAATAAAGATAAATTTTAACTTAAAAAATAATATATAATAATATAAATGTCTCTTTATAATGAATTATCGTATACAGAGAATATCAAAGAAATTAGAGGAGTTCAATTTGGAATATTAAGTCCAGAAGAAATAAAAAATCGCTCGGTAGTTCATGTTACTGAAACTATATTATATGATTCTCAAGGTAATCCAGTTCCAGGTGGATTATTTGATTCAAGAATGGGTGTTATTGATCATGGTAAAATTTGTCCAACAGATAATTTAGATAATAGATTTTGTCCAGGTTATTTTGGACATATTGAGTTATCACGACCAGTATTTCATATACAATTTATTCAGTTAATTATTAAAATATTGAAATGTATTTGTATTAGATGTTCTACAATTTTGATTGATATTGATGAATTAGAATTTTCAACTATCAAAAATAAGAAGAAACTATTTAATATGATTGTTGAGAAATGTTCTAAAGTAAATATTTGTGGTACCCATTGTGAAAATGGTTGTGGTGCTCTTCAACCAACGAAATATAGTAAAGAAGGATTATCAAAAATATATGCTGAATGGAAAGATAAATCGTCTGATGATTCAGATAATAAACAACTATTGACAGCAGAATTTATTCAGAAAGTATTCAAACGAATATCAGATAAAGATTGTGAAAGTATTGGATTGTCTCCTAAATGGTGTAAACCAGATTGGTTGATTTGTTCTATTTTACCAGTTCCTCCCCCATCAGTAAGACCATCTGTAAGACAAACTGGTGGATTAAGAAGCGAAGATGATATTACTCATAAATTAATAGATATTATTAAAACAAATAATCATTTAAAACGTAAAATAGAAAATGAAAAATCTCTTGAAAATACTGTTGAAGAATGGACACAAGTATTACAATATCATTGTGCTACATTAGTTGATAATGAATTGCCAGGTATTAGTGCGTCCACACATAGATCTGGACGTGCTTTAAAGACATTAAAGCAGCGATTAAAAGGTAAGGAAGGTAGAATTAGAGGAAATCTAATGGGTAAACGTGTTGACTATTCAGCCCGTAGTGTTATTACTCCAGATCCAAATATCGAAATTGATCAATTAGGAGTACCAAAAAAAATTGCTATGAATTTAACATATCCTGATATTGTAACTAAATTCAATATAGATGTATTGTATAAATATGTTAAAAATGGTCCATTTAAACATCCTGGAGCAAAAAGTATAAAAAAAAAGATAGATGGGAGAACAATCTCGTTACAATATGTCGATATTGATACTATTGTATTGAATGAAGGTGATATTGTACATAGACATTTAGATGATGATGATATAGTATTATTTAATAGACAACCATCACTTCACAAAATGAGTATGATGGGACATCGTGTAAAAGTTATGGAATACAATACATTTAGATTGAATGTCAGTGTAACTACACCTTATAATGCTGATTTTGATGGTGATGAAATGAATATGCATGTACCACAATCAGTTCAAACAAAAACAGAATTATTACATTTAACTTCTGTTCCATTACAAATAATTTCTCCAAGAGAACATAAACCAGTTATTACATTGGTTCAAGATTCTTTGCTTGGTATAAATAGAATAACAAATGATGGGGTATATTTGAATAAAGAAGAAATGATGAATATTTTGATATATCTAAATACGTTTGATGGTATATTACCAGAACCTGAAATAAAAGTTCCATATATAAGATGGACTGGTCGGCAATTATTATCAATATGTTTTCCAAAAACACTTAATTTAAATATGAAAAATAATTCATACAACGATGATATAGAATATGATAAATTGAATCATGTCATTATTAAAAATGGCGTATTAGTTCAAGGACGGATTGATTCTAAAATTATGAATAGTGGAACTCGTGGATTAATTCATGTAGTATTTAATGAATATGGATGGAAAATATGTAAGCAAGTATTGGATGATTTACAAAATATCATTACTCGTTTCTTAGTATTAACTGGATTTAGTGTTGGTATTGGCGACTTAGTATCTAATAAGGAAACTGATAAACAAATTAATGATGTAATTTTGAATACAAAAAAACAAGTTTCTAAACTTAATACACAGGTTCACAAACAAATTTTTGAAAATACTATATCTGATAATAAAAACGATGAATTTGAAAAAAAGGTGAATAATTTGTTAAATAAGGCTATTAATGATGCTGGAACAATTGGGTTAAAAAGTTTAGACAAAAATAATAGAATGGTTAATATGGTTTCTGCTGGATCAAAAGGTAAAATTATTAATATAGCACAAATGATTGCGTGTTTGGGACAACAAAATGTTGATGGTAAACGGATACCAAATAGTTATAACAATAGAACATTACCAAATTTTTCAAAATATGATACAAGTCCAGAAAGTAAAGGGTTTGTTGAGTCATCATTTATCCAAGGTCTAAAACCACATGAATTCTTCTTTCATGCTATGGGTGGACGTGAAGGTTTAATAGATACGGCAGTTAAAACATCTGAAACAGGGTATATTCAACGAAAATTGATAAAAGCCATGGAAGATTTAAAGACATATTATGATTTGTCAGTTAGAAATGCTTATGGTAATATTATTCAATTTCTATATGGAGAAGATGGTATGGATTATATTAAAGTAATTAATCAGTCATGTGATTTATTAACTGAAAATTATGAGAAAATAAAAGAAATACATGAATTTGATATGGAGGAAGATTATAGTGATTATTTGATTAACGCAATAGTGAAAGAAACAACATCTAAAGAATACAAAGACCAACTAGATTCATTTAATTTAAAATTAAATGAAAAATATCATTTTTTGAGAAATTATGTTTTCAAAAATAGTCCAGATAGCAATATTAAATTTCCAGTAAATTTATTCAGATTAATAGACAGCGTCAAAAAAACCTTTTCATTAAATAGTGTATTATTGAATATAAGTCCATTATACATTATTAATCGTATTTATGAATTAGAAGAATATTTACATAATGATGCTGAGAATGGTGTTAAATTATTTATTTGTTTGATTTATGATTATTTATCACCTAAAAAAATATTAAAAAAATATAAATTAAATAAAATAGCATTTGATTATTTAATAGAAAATATAAAGTTAGAATATAATAAAAGTAAAATTGATGTTAGTGATATGGTTGGTCCTATAGCAGCACAATCTATTGGGGAACCGGCAACACAAATGACATTGAATACCTTTCATTTTGCTGGGGTGTCAAGTAAATCAAATGTTACCCGTGGAGTTCCAAGATTAAAAGAACTATTACATATTTCAAAAAGTCAAAAATCGCCATCAACAACTATTTATTTGAATGATGAATGTAAATATAATAAATCTAAAGCAAATGAAACATTGAATAATATTGAATTAACATCGGCAAAAGATTTGATTAAATCTATTAATATTTATTATGATCCTGACGACGATAATACCACAATAGAGGATGATATAGATTTGTTGAGAATATATAAATTGTATACATCATTAAGTTTGGATGATTGTGATACACATGTACAATCAAATATGATTATTAGATTTGAATTTGATAAGCAAATTATGATTAATAAAGATATTACGATGGAAGATATTTACTATAAAATTTATAATGAATATCGTGATAATATTGTATGTAAGTATAGTGATGACAATTCTAATAAACTAATCTTTAGAATTCGTTTATTAAAAGTAAAAAAAACGGATGGAAATGATGTAAATATTTTGAAAACAATGGCCAATGATATTCGAGAAAATATTATAATAAAGGGTATAAAAGATATAACTACAGTATCGATGTATAAAAATAAACATAATTATGAATTAGAAAATAATTCATATATAAAAAAGGAAGAATGGGTATTGAATACTTCGGGTATCAATCTATTATCTATATTTAATTGTGAAAATGTAGACTATACTAAAACTATTTCTAATGATATATATGAAATATATGAATTATTGGGTATTGAAGCAGCGCGGTCATTATTAATGTTTGAAATAAAAGAGGTAATTGAATCTAGTGGTAATTATGTAAATTATAGACATTTATCATTGCTATGCGATACAATGACAAACCGTGGAAACTTAATGTCAATTGATAGATTTGGTATCAACCGAGGAAATATTGGACCATTGGCAAAATGTAGTTTTGAAGAAACCACTGATCAATTGTTTAAAGCATCAATTTTTGGAGAAGTAGATAAATTAACAGGCGTTTCATCAAATATTATGATGGGTCAAATACCACCATGTGGAACAGGTGATACAAATATATTAATAGATGAAACAAAATTATTAGGTATTGAGGCTGAAGAAGAAATTAAAATAGATAATATGGATAATTGGATTGATGAAGATTATTGTACAACAAATATTGGTATTGATTTTTCAAATACATCAATAAAGAAAGAAAATACATCAAATATTCCAATGCCAAATATAGAATTATAATATTTATTTATAATATGATACATTATTTGTTAATTCTAACTTTAATATTGATATTTCAAACATATTTATTTTTGTATTTTTATGATAATGTTGAAATGAAACACTATGAAAAAGAAAAAAAATATTTAGAATTACTATTAATTATTATAATTACAGGAATAACATCATTTTTATTTTTGATGAATAAAACAACTCTTAAAAATGTTCTTATTATTGTTGGAATATTTGAATTATTTTTTGTATCATTCTGGGTATTTTTAAATTATATATATGATTCAGGAAATTCTTCTACAAAACCAGTTGCATTAAATGAAGAAATTATATCAGATAATGGTATTATAGTTGATAAAGAATGGGATAATAACAAAATTAATAAATTAAAAGAAAATAATATAGATAATATAAATAATAATGTAAATAATATCGTTCCAAGTAATGAATATGATTTTAATAATAATAATGTAAATAATATCGTTCCAAGTAATGAATATGATTTTAATAATAATAATGTAAATAATTTAGATGTAGAAATGGAAAACAATGTAGAAATGGAAAATAATCTAGAAATGGAAAATAATGTAGAAATGGAAAACAATGTAGAAATGGAAAATAATCTAGAAATGGAAAATAATGTAGAAATGGAAAATAATGTAGAAATGGAAAATAATGTAGAAATGGAAAACAATGTAGAAATGGAAAACAATGTAGAAATGGAAAACAATGTAGAAATGGAAAATAATAATAAAAGTTTATTAACTAAATTTTTAAATATTTTCAGTGTTGATAAACCAAAGAGAAAAAAAATTAAAAAAAAAACATGTAAAATAAATAATACTGAACAAGTATTTAGTAAATATATAAATAATGACCGTTCTGATTTTACTTTTCATAAACTATATCCAAAACAAAAAAAAGATAGTAAAAATGACGATAAAAATATAAAAGATTACAGTGCTTATAATGGTTATAATGAAAATAGTATATGTAATAATTGTAAATGTATTAAAAACGAAAGTGGTGATATATTTTGTGGNAAATCTGTATCTGGATTTGGTGTCATTGGATGTTCTGAAAAATGGGAATGTAATTCATGTAAAGACTGNCAAAGTTGGGATGATAAAAATAATGATAATAAAGAAAAGAAGGTTTCAAATAATGTTGAAGATAAAAAGTATGAATGTAAAAATTGTAAATGTCGTGATACAATTGGTGGAAAAGTATGTGGAAAACGTTCTAGAATTGATGGACAATTTATAAAATGTAAAGAACATTGTGTAAATTGTGGTGATTGCAATACAAAGAAAAGTGTATCAAATGGAAATTATATAACATATTACCCCAAAAAAAAAATAAATATTAATGATATTATTATTAACAATATATCAAAAGTTGATATAGATAATATTATGTAATACTATATGATAGTATTATTTTCAATTATTCATAGTTTGTACATTATTTACGTTTTGAATTATTTTAAGACAAAATATAATTTTGCTCATCCAATAACATATTTCAATAATAAATTATTATATCATCCAATTGGTAAAAGTAGCGTACCATCATCAAAGGTGTGTAAATTAGGAAATATATTATCATGGGCTCTTGCTTTATTTATAGTATTACGTGGATTATTAATTTTTAATAATAAATATATAACTATAATAAAACAATTAACCTTAATAGTATTGATAATAGGTGTAATATTATCAATGTTGAATTTAAATGTCGTTATTTATTTATTGCCACATTTTATAATTGAAATTCTGTATATAAAATATTTATAAATATTAATGACTATAAAAATTATAAAATGTATAATTATTATTATTATTTTAATAATATTAAGTGTATTATTAGTAAATAAAGAATCATTTGATTCAAACACTAAACCTGTTTCTGAAATAGATATAATTAAGAATAACAACCTTGATCCAAATAATTCTGTAAAATTAGCAGATATAATGTTAGATGATAACACATTAATTAAATATTTGAATAAAAAAGAATTAGATGAAGATATTGATATAAATAATCCATTAAGTAATAAATTACCACTATTAATTGATGATGATTATAAAGAATACAATCATAAATTACGCGAATTAATAAATTCTAAAAAAATAAATCAAAATTATATTATTGATTTGTTAACTAACAAAATTAATATATTATTAAACAGCACAAATAATATTAATAATATAAAATAATATCTTACAATATTATAATGATTTGTATTATATTAGCAATAATTATTATACTAATATTATTTATTATAATTTATAACAAAGAAAAATTTAATGATTATATAAGTTCAAATCATAGTATATTAGATAATTATTCATATCATGACTTAGGACTTATAAATAGAATTATAGATCCTATAACAGGAGCAGCCCAGAGCAGATATACATCATGTAAAGAAGGTACTGGCAAAAAAGAAGAAGAAGATAAAAGTAGTCAAGGTAGTCAAAAGAAATTGGAAGATTGGTTTCAAAAGAACGATGTTAAAGGTAGCAAAATTAAATGTCCAAATAATGATAAAACAATTAATATTAATGATATATGTAAAAAAGATGATTGGTATACAGACTGCTTGAGTGGGAGAGACCAGACACGTGCTATAACAGAAGGAAGTAAATTTTGTTTAGATTTATGTAAAAATGATAATCATCATTTAAGAAGAAAAAATCAAAATGCTCAACAAAGTTCGTCAGGACCACCTGGAGAAGATTGGGCTGGACCTCCCCCTGGAGGTTGGGCTGGGCCACCTGAAGGAGGTTGGGGTGGGCTTGAAGGGGGTTGGGGTGAACCTGTCAGTAGCGACAGCATGGGTGATGGATTTGATATTTGTCAATTTGTTGATCCTAATAATGGAAGACCTTGGTTTGCCCAAAAGATTGGGACGGGAGATAATGAGACACGAAAATGTCCATCATCCGACATTTATATTAATCGTGCTAAAATATGTAGACCTGGGGCAGCTCGTGGATCATATATGGGAGATGCAGACAATGCTCCTAGTTTGGAAGGACGTGCTGGCGTATCCGATACAGATGTGAAGGACTATGAGGAAAAGAAGAAATTTTATTTCTTCTGTAAAAATAAAGAAAATTCCAAACCAAATTGGTCAATTGATGAAGTAGAAAATATTAAATTTCCAGTTGGTTCTGATGCTTTCTGTTGTCCAAAGGTTAAATTAACATACGAGAATCCGGCCATGTACCTCGAACAAGACAATTCTTCAGGTTCAGGTTCGACTCCATTGTCCGACAATTGGGAGGTTCCAATACTTAATCACGATTTTTGTACACATATTTGGAAAGGAAAAATGGGACAGGATAGTGATGTAGATACTGAAGACCAGGATCATGCGCAGGAGTTGTACGATTAATCGCAACCGACTCTCTTAGTTGAACATTTAAGTTCATATTAAATCCTATAATCATTTATCAAGTAAATATATTATTTACATATAAATATTACCAATTTACGGTATTAATACGTTTAGATGATTGATTGAATCTTGGGGAAAATTGTGTTTTACATTGATTGTTATTTTTAATATTATGTTTATTAGGAATATAATAATGTGGAGTATGATTTAATGAATCTGTATTTAATGTATTTTTATAACAATTTATTTGCTTTGTTTCTTTATTTTTAAAAGTTTTTTTACCACATTTATCTACTAAATAATCCATATTGAATAATCGTGACTCAACATCTATATTATTAAGAATTTTATTTGGATTTCCTTTTGAAGCATTTGGTGAAAAATCATTTTCACATGTTATTGGAATATCGTTTATAACTTCAGTCCATCCTCCTTTATCACATGGTCGATTATTTAATTCACATAATGATGTACTACATGGGCGTCCAGATATAATTGTTACTGGAAGATTACCATATTGTCTTTTTTCCAATATATCTTGATAAAGGTCAACATCATTATCATTTAATATTAACGGCGTTTCTCTTATTCTTGGATCTAAATTGATATTATCTATTTCACCAATATAATACAAATTACCATATTTTGATTTTGTTATTCTTTCAGTAGACATATTAAATAACGTATTTGCTTTGTAATTCATATATAATAACTATATAAATTAATTTAAAACTATCAAAAAATAACATGATTTTTAATATCATCTTTTTCACATTTAGTTAATTTAATAGTTTTCTTTAATATTTTTCTTTTTTTTGAAACTAAGTTTTGTTTCGGTTTTACTTTTTCTATTTTTTTGACTTTTGTAGATTTATGTTTTACTTGTTCTATTTTTTTAACTTTTGTAGGTTTATGTTTTACTTGTTCTATTTTTTTAACTTTTGTAGGTTTATGTTTTACTTGTTCTATTTTTTTAACTTTTGTAGGCTTCTTTTTTTCAACTCTTTTTTTTATTTTTTTAGAATTAGGTTTTTTATTATCAATAGTTATATATATATTTGGAATTTGACATTCTTTCTTTTCTTTCAATAAATTAATTTCTTCTTTCAATTTATCTATTATTTCTAATGATTCTTTATTTATCATATTAGAATTATTTAATTCACTTGAAGTATTTAATGAATCTCTAAGATTAGAATTTAATGCTTGTTTTGATGGCGAAGGTAACGTATTTGATGCTTGTTTTGATGGCGAAGGTAACGTATTTAATGCTTGTTTTGATGGCGAAGGTAACGTATTTAATGAATCCCTAAGATTAGAATTTAATGCTTGTTTTGATGGCGAAGGTAACGTATTTGATGCTTGTTTTGATGGCGAAGGTAACGTATTTAAT